CTGCTATTTGGTTTATTCAACGCACAGGAATGGAGTATAATTTAATACACTACTATGAGAACAGGCTAAAAAAGCTACCGCACTACACCGAATATATGCAGAAACTACCTTATAACTATAGCGTGATCTATCAGCCGCATGATGCAGACAATGAAACGTTGGCCGCGCGATCTATCGCAAATCTAACCAGAAAAGCTTTTCCAAATGCAAAGGTGATTGTTGTACAGCGTCCTTCAAAGAAGGTTGTGGGTATCAATGCAGCTAGAACTATTTTTGAACTTTGTAATTTTGATGAAGCCGCTACATCAGATGGTTGGCAATGTTTAACAAGATACGCATATAAAGTAGATGAAGATACAGGAAACTTTTCAAAAGAACCTGATCATGACACGGCATGGTCACATGGAGCAGATGCTTTTCAAACATTTGCGTTATCATTAAAGACTGAAGCAGACACTAAAAAGAAAAAAGCAGAACCTCCTAGACCTATTACTAATCAACCTCGCGGTTGGATGGGTAGTATGTGATAACTATAATTTTAAAATGTATTTTAATTTGGTCTATCTTATTAATTGGAATTTATTATGGCATGGTCAAATTCATTTTCTAATCCGGTTTCGGAAGAAGATGCTGCTATCATTTTAGAAGCTAAAAAGCGTTTTAAAATCTGTGAAGATTGGGAAGCTCAAGCTAGAACATGGTTTGAGTATGACTACAAATTTGCTAATGCTGATAGCAATAATATGTACCAATGGGATAATTGGGTAATTGGTGATAGACAGATTAATCAGCGACCGTGTTTAACTATTAATAAGACACAACAGCATAATCTTCAAATTATTAATGATGGTAAGCAGAATAAGCCGGGTGTGACCATTCGCCCGGTTGGCGATGATGCCAGTTTTGAAGCGGCGCAAGTATTTCAGGAAGTGATCAGACATATTGAATACATTTCAAATGCTGAAAATGTTTATGATTATGCCGCAACATTTCAAGTCAACGCTGGATGGGGTTATTGGAGAGTTGATACAGATTGCATTAGTGATATGTCTTTTGATCAGGAAATATATATTAGGCGCATTAAAGACCCTAGATCAGTTTATCTTGATCCACATATTAATGAGGCTGATGGATCAGATGCTCGTTTTGGTTTTATCTTTGATGATATGCCAAGGGATTTGTATGAAGCTGAATATCCTGATTTTAAAGAGGCTGGCAATGTTTTATTTAATACAGTATCCTATGGCTGGATACAGAGAGATACTATAAGAGTTGCTGAATATTTTAGAAAAACGCAAAAGCCTGATAAACTGGTAGCGTTTACGTTGCCGGAAACTGGTGAGCAGATTATTACAAAATGGAGCGAGCTACCGCCAGATGGCAAAGCTATCTTTAAAGAAATTAAAGCAAGGGAAAAATCATTACCAGTTAATCAGCGTTCCTATCGAGAGCGCGATACAGTTAGTGATAATATTGAATGGTTTAAAATAGCCGGTAACACGATTATTGATAGAAAGCCTTGGCTTGGCAAATACGTTCCTATTGTTAGGTGTGCTGGCACAGAAACAATAATTGATGGCATTTGGGATTGCAAAGGTCATACCAGAGCTTTGCTTGATCCACAACGTATTTACAACATTAATTCGTCGGCCAATGTTGAATTTGGAGCATTACAGACTAAATCGCCGATCTTAACTCCTACGGAAGCTATAGAAGGGTTTGAAGAATATTATAAAACTGCTAATACAACTAATCACGCCTATCTTCCTTATAATGGTTTAAGAGAAGATGGAACAGTTATTCCACCTCCTAGCCGTATGCAAGCTCCACAATCATCACCAGCCTATGTTGAGCAAATGAAAATTGCTCAAGAGGAAATGATGATGGTTAGCGGGCAATATCAGGCACAGATGGGGCAGAATGAAAATGCAAAATCTGGTGTAGCTATTAATGCTAGGCAACGTCAAGGTGATAGAGCTACTTATCATTTCATTGATAATCAGGCAGTAGCCATTCGCTTTACTGGAAAGATATTGCTTGATCTTATTCCAAAGATTTATGATACAGAACGTGTTATTAGGATTGAAGCTAAAGATGGTTCCGTAATGAATGTTAAAATTGATCCTAATGCAGAACAGCCATATCAAAAGGTTAATCAGGATCAGCCGCAAACTGATAACACTCAACAGATTGCAGAAATTATTTTTAATCCGGGTGTTGGAACTTATGATGTTCAATCCGATACCGGACCAAGCTTTGCGACAAGGCGACAGGAGGCGTTTAATGCTTTAACTCAGATAGCAGCACAAAATAAAGAGTTTATGGGTATCGCTGGTGATATCCTATGGAAAGTGGCTGATTTTCCTGAAGCTCAAGTATTGGCGCAACGCTGGCGCAAGATTATTCCGCCTAATATCACTGGTGATGGTCCTAATCCGCAGCAAGAGCAAATGATGCATCAAGCTGCTGACAAGATAGAGCAGCAACTAGCGTTGATTGCTCAACAGCAAAAGGAAATTGATGATAAGAATAGAGATTTGGATATTAGATCAAGAGAAGTCGATATTAGATGGCGTGAAGCTCAAGCAACACAAGCAAGATTGGATTATGAAGCGGAAACTAAACGTTTAACGTCTATAGGCAATTCAGGACCGGGGATTTCGGTAGAGCAGATACAACCTCTTGTCAAACAAATCATACAGGGTATGCTCAACGCCGGGGAACCGGGTAGCGGTGCGCTGGCGCATTTACCCGGCCCTCATGAGGGCGGAACGCCTATCGCGCTTCCTGATGGCTCTGAAGGGCAGGAAGGGGCTAATGGAAATGGTGCAGCGCAGCAAACGGATAGCCTACCGGATGTTCCCGGTTCAAGGCTTGGTCCTGATGGAAAGCATTATGTGCCGGGAGCTAATGGTTCATTCTTAGAAGTGCAGCCTGTCAATGCCTAAACTATCAGAATTAACAGACAATAAATATTCTAAAGAAAGCGTTAGCTATGTAGAACATAGCCCTAAGCCTGCTCATTGTGCCATATGCAAGCATTATCAAGGTAATAGAAAATGTGAGTTGGTTAATGGTAGGATTAATCCTGCTGGTTGGTGCAACAAATATGAAAAGAAGTAATGCCTAGCTTGGCTCAATTAACAGATGCTTATGATCAGCCGGATAATTCATTTCCGGTTGAAGCTCCATTTGTGGGCAGCAAGGTAGATGCGATTAGCATTAGACCTGTAACAGATATTGTAGATGCTGCTCCCGTAGTTGATACTAGACCGGAACCATTGCCAGAACCGGGATTGCTGGACAATTTTGGTATGGCTGGTGTTGAAGATAAATCTGGTAAGTCAGAAAGTGCAGCGATTAAGAAATTATTTGGTTTAGGTGGTGAAGAACGCTATCAGCTTTGGCCGGAAAAAGTTGTTAGGGAAGGCTTGAGCGCGGCGGGTGACGTTTTACAGACAGGTGCGCTACCTCCGGGCTTGCGTCGGGAAGATGTTACGGATATACCAGCGCCTAGTATGCCCACACAAGACAGTACCGCGTTAGGACAGATGCTAGGCGTTGCTCCGGTAGCTGCTAGTCCTGCTGATCCTTTAATTGAAAAAGCGCAAGCGATATCCGCGCTGGCCGGAAGCGGCGGTATGGCTGGTACTACTGATGCTACATTAGGCTCTGCACCTTTTTTGCGTCCTGCTTTAAAATATGAAAATAAAATTTATAAAGGCAAAGAGGGGCAACAGCATTTAGATGTATTGCCTGCTCATTTGGCTGAAGATTTTAATACTAAAGCAATGAATGGAGAAGATATCAATCATTATAATTTTGGATTTGTGAACGATAAGGGACATTTTCTTAATCGCGAAGATGCCTTGAAGTATGGTATTGATACTGGTTTGATTGATCCTCAAGCCGGTAAGTTTGGTGCGCTAACAAGTACGTTGATGGCTGATAGCAGTAAACCGGGTACGGCGATTGAAGCGATGAAGCAGGCAAAGCCATTCTATAGTGCGGTAGAGCATCAGGTTAATCAAATTCCTCAAGCTAAAATGAGTGGCGATCAATGGCTAGCTACGCTTGTTAATAAGCCGGGTGTGAAACCTGAAGAATTGCAATGGACAGGATTGCAAGACTTCTTAAATGAAAATAAGAGAAAGCCTGTTACCAAGGAACAGATACAGGAGCATTTGCAGAATAATAAGGTGGAGTTGAAGGAAGTTAATAAAGGTAATAGCGAAACTTATTTTTTACATTATAAAGAAACATTACCGTATCAATTAAGACGTTTTGATACAATTTTACCTGAATTTAAATCAAAAGCAGATATAGCTACAGCTAAAATTCACAATCCTCAATTTAGAGAGACTGTTAAAGGTCATAGTGATGATGAAATTTGGAATGCTATTCAAGAAGCAAAACAGCCTATAGATTTTTCAGAAGGCTTATTTAAGCAATATGATACCAGAGCAGAAGCAGAAGCAGCTAGAAAGGCTGCTAATGCCGAACAGCATTTAGATATATCTACTAGAACTCATTATCAAGATACTAAATATCATTCCTACCAGCTTCCCGGTGGTGAAAACTATAGGGAAATGCTGTTGACGTTGCCTAAAACTATTAAAGACATGACTGCTCCGAGTGCTACAGCATCAGCAAAATATATGAAAGAATGGGATGCTTTAGTCGCTGAAAAACAAAGATTACATCCTTTAGTTGATGATTATAATAGAAGGTTAACAGGAGAAGAATGGAATAAAGCTAGGGATGATCTTAGAATTGTAAATCAAAAAATGGATGATCTTCATAATAAGATGGTTGAAGATACTATTAAAGAAAATCCACTTAAGTATGGTGAACCTTATAAATCTTCTCATTGGGATGAACCAAACATTCTAGCTCATGTTCGTATGAATGATAGGACTTTGAGCGAACCGGGTTATGCTGTTCAAAATCTAAGCTCTGGTAATAAGTCTAATGTATTTGCTACTGAAGCTGAAGCCAAGACTTTTCAGGATACGTTACCGGCTAGTTTAAAAACTAAAATTGTCTCTGATAGTATGCCTAAGAAATCCCTACACATTGAAGAAATTCAATCGGATTGGCATCAGCAGGGAAGGGATAGAGGGTATTCTAATTTTGCTGATATTGAAAATAAACAAAATGATTTAAAAGCTCAAATAGATGAAGTTGTGTCGGAACGTGCTAAATTAGCTGGATCAAAAAAACCAGAAGAACGGGAAGCTTATAATAAGTTACAGGAAAAAGAAGCTAGCTTAATTGATGATTATAATAAGCTTCATGATCAAAAAGCTTATGGCGTACCAGATGCACCATTCAAAAAGACTTGGCACGAATTAGCATTAAAGCGAATGATCCGCGAAGCTGCTGAAAAAGGTTATGATAGGCTTTCTTGGACGCCGGGAGAAGCACAGGCGGCAAGGTATGACTTGAGTAAGCAGA